TCCGTTGTCTTCTTGAGAATATCTAACCGATTTACCAAGATAATTGTCTAATGCCGTTTTTATGTTCATAAGAATCTTTTTATATAAATATGTTGTTAAGTTATAAAGTAAAAGTATCACTTAATACTGTTTGGACAAGTACCTCTCCTCCAATAGGTGAAGTAAATCCATATGGCCTATATTGTATTTGTAATCTAAATACACCTTTCGAATTAATTGTAACTTCATTAGTATACTTAGTATCGGGTCCTAATACACTACCAAATGATACATTATTGTAACTACTATCCAATATATTAATACTTGAAATATTTTGACTATTAAAAATTTGTCCTGAAGGTAAAGTGAAATCAAAAGGTATGTAACCGCCCGCAAGTTTTTTAATATTGTAATAACTGTTACCTTCTCCTCGTATTGCATCGGAATCTGGAAGTTTTATTATTGAAAGTTGTTGCTGAGGAAAGGTGGGTAATGTTTGATTTACCGGAACATTTTCAAGTGGTACTTGATTTTGATTCGGTAATGTGTACCAAAGCCTAAAAGGAAACTGTTGTCTGACAGGAGACTCTTTACCCTTATATGATAATAATCCAAACACAATATCAATCTGTGTTTTTCCTTCTATTTTAGGTATATTATTAGATAAATAAGATTCTACTTGTGGTAATGTAATATTGAACTCTCCGTTGGTAACTTGTCCACCTAATTTAAGCAAACTTTGAGATATAAATTTTCTTGTTACTTGATTGTTAAGTTCTTGTAGTTCGTATACCTGATAATTCATATCTACGGTAGTTCCTAAAACCCAATCTGTTAATTCTGGATTTATTTTTACATTTAAGGATTGAGTTTTACTTGCGTTTAGTTGAACTGCCGTTTCAATCATTGTCAATGGACCTGTTTGTTGTGGGTTAATATTCTCACCAAGCCTATCCTGTTGTGACACTGTCGGTTGTTGTTGAGTGGTTGTATCTGCGTTTCCTCCAGGGGATGATGTTATTGTATTCTTTAATGCAGGATTAAATGTGAAATTAACTGAGCTCCCCGATGTTCCATATTCGGTTGTTACTATTATTCTTCCAGTTGCAACATCTTGTCCTTCTGGAATAGTAATTGCCGGTAAGACAAATCGTAAAGTTTCGGAATTGAACACCGTAATACTATTGATGTCGACATTTTGTCCCATAACAGTAATTGCCTTTACAGACTCAAAGTTTCTACCATTGACTTGAACTATTGTTCCTGTAAATCCTGCCGATGGTGAGAACGTTGACACCACAGGAGGTGGACAGGTCTGTCCTTCATTTGGTGGAACTGGTGTTGGTGTAACTCCTGGTGTATTATTATTTTTACCATCATCCAAAGGCTTTTTGTATTCAAGTAACTTATCTACATCTAATAAATCGACTGATTTTGCAGATGCCAAAGCCTTCTTGAATGTTTCTATAGTCTGATTGAACTCGGTTTGATTGTTGTCAAAATATTGTTCAGAAATATTATCTACAGGCCAATGACAAACATAGTACTTAGCCAATCCCATATTTGGTTCTAAAATTTGATTAACTCTTGATCTTAATCTACCAGCCATGAAACTTATATATTTGTCCAAAGATTCGAAGTGAATTATTGGTTGTGAAGAACTAGTTGAAGGGTTAGTCCTTATGTTGACACAACTATAAACTCTAGGGAATAATTGAACTTGACCTTGCCAATCTACACTCAATGATAATGTTCCCAAGTTATTATTCCATCCATTGAAAGTTCCTTCTTTAGAATTAGAATTTTCTTGGAAGGTTCTGATATACGAAATAGAATATATAACAGTTCGTAAATCTGGTTCGTCAGGCAATAATCTTTTCAAGGCCGCGGCAAAATCTGTAGGAGTAACTTTGGTTAAAGTTCCAACTTCCGCAACATAACCTGGATTTGCATTTGTATAAACACCTGCAGTAATTTTAGAACTACATGAGTTTGTTGTATCCAATGTATTGTCTGCGGATTGCACAACTTCAGTAGATTTAATATTATTAGTAGTTGCACTAGTTTTTACTTGGTCTTTATTTATTTTGAGTATTTCCTCTAACTTTGTGACTAAGTTCTGATTGATACTCTGAAGTAAACTATCAATCGTAGGTAAGTCAAAAAATCCTTGTCTGACACCATCAAATGTGGTTTGAAACGAACCAGGTTGAATTGAATGACTCACATCTGTAATCATGTAAGACCCCTCAAACATCGGTACGTGTCTCAAGTTGAAATACATAGTCGGTTGTATCAACGCATTTCCCAAACTAGTTACTGTTGCCTTGTAAGACCTGTTCTTATAGTAGTTGTACAATCCAGTATTTTGTGTTGCAATCGCTCTGCCTGAGGCTTGATTTGCCATATCTAACTGTATATTGATAGATTCAGATGTCGCATTACCATTATCTTGGGATACAGTAAATGAGTAGAATATATTTTGATTTCTAATACCAACATCAACATTGAATCCCACACACCTATTAGATAACGCTCGGTCTCTTCGTGTAAAAGGTAATTGAGACAATAATGGATTTCCAGATGCCCTCCTCATTTCAAAAGCGTCACTCCTGTATTTAGAATTTTGTTTCGGTAAGTTCGGATACTGTGAAGGTTTTCCAACAAAGAAACACAAGAATTTGGAACTCGAGTTTCGATAATCAACATCCAAAAATGTTCCCCATAGATTATTCGCAAATTCCAAAGACCCCTCAGGTTTTACTATGTCTGTCCCGTCAATTTCTTGAACATTGTAAAAATTTACATAAGAGGGAAGAGGCATAACAGTAAAGTTGTTACGGATTAAAATACCACTTACGAATGTAAAAACACTCATCGCTTGATTTAATGATTCTGTATTGAATACCTTTTTAAGTGCGAATATATCTATGAGAATTTTATCACCGATGTTTCTTGATGCTCTATCCAAAAATAAGAAGTCTTCAAATAAAGTTTTAGTAGTATAATCTCCACCAGCAATCCATTTGTCGTTTAATGCTTTGAATACTTCATAGTTTTCAACTTTACTTTGTTCTCCAGTAATTACACTGTTAATAACTCGTTCAGGTAACTGTTGTTGATTAGGTAGACTTTTTCTAACCCCTGTCAAAACTTCATTCAAGAAATTATTTTGGAGACTCGTTTCTCTTCGCAAATATTGACTTAACTGATTTTGAAACTGACTTGCACTTATATTTGGATTGTTTAACTTCTGAGTTGCAAACATTTTAATAATCGGAGCCAACAAAGTAACATTCTGACTTGTAAACTCAATGTTATTGTCAATGAAGAAATCAGTTATATAAGAACCAAAAGAACTATATCTGATATTTGGTATTGTTGAAAAACCAACTTCAGTTTCTAATGCTAACCATGCTTGCGGATTAATGGCTTGTGATTGACTTAGCGTCAAATTACCACCAATTTGAGGTAAAGAATTCGGAACGTATGGATTGAAGGTTATTGGGTCAACAACTACATCAGTATTATTGTGAGACAAATATGAATCAAATATTCTTCGTTGGTAGTTCGATGGATTACCATACTTGAATATCACATCATACTCAATGAATGATTTTATTCCATTTTGGAAAAGTGAATATTGATTATTAATTGTGTTTGTAAAATATTGTTCATCTGTTTCACCCTGTAGTTGAACAGGAACTGTCATCAAACTTCTGAATAAAGATTGAAAATTTCTGAAGTTCGCATTCATATCGACAGGTGATTGACCGAAAGTTACATTCTGAACTCCGCCAGTAACATTGTTAATTGACTTACAGAAATTCAAAAATTCTAACTCAAATGAATCCAATATTTTCTTTTCGAAAACCGAGAAAACTTCCTCAATTTTACTATAATTGTCTTGAGTCAAAAAGTGTAACGGTGTTTGGACAGTTGAACCCGTAGTAATAAAATTCAAGTATGAGTCGGGTTGTGGAAATGCTAACTGATTACTATCAAAATACCCATAATTTGGAGTAGACCATAAACAACGAACTGATCCATTGAATACACTTGTGTTGTCCGTAAAGTTTACTTTTGTTGTTGGTATAGTAGATACATTTTCAATACAAGCCGCAACAGACTGGTTTAACGGACTACCAAAAGAAGGTACTACAAAATAATCGGAACCTTTTGTATTATCATTTGGATTACAATCTATTGGTGCTTCTGGTGTTGTATTTGGTAACACTACCGACCAAGTAATTAATCTTAAACTTTTATCACCTTGTTTGGCATTCACAATGTTTGAGTCACTGAAATTATACAATTTCATACCCGCGTTCACACTTTGTTGGATTTCCTTGTCTGTGTAATTTAAGTACAAATCATATCCATTGTAAAAAACATTAAAATCATTGATTAGTTTCGGGTAAAACCCAACCTGCATTGATATATCCGCAACGCCTTCACTTTGTAATTGAATGTCTCTCGTTGAACCTTTGTATTGAAAAAAATAAACTTTGGTTGTTGAACTTGTAGGTGGATAAAAATTTTCTTGGTAGTTAAAGTTTTTCCACGCAGTTTCTAATATATCTACATTAGACTCTTTATATTTTTTATATCTGTACCATATAGACCCATACTTTAATATCCATGCATATGGTAATTTGTGTATTGCTCCGAATTTTTTTAACGCCGAAGAAATATAATCCAAATCACTTGTAACATTATTTTCGTACGATTTGTATTTTTCTCGAAGTGTCGCCAACGGTAAAGAATTCAGAAACAAATACGCCGCCTGAACATATGGATATGTGTTACCCGAAAATCTTGAGTTATAAACTCCATTTTGAATAGCATTTATAAAATATGGAGTATTCAACATTGATGTGGTTGTTCTCGAACCAACTACACCTGTTGGTGTGTTTCCATCCACATATCCTTCAGTAGCAACAAAATCTTTCGGACTCCTAAAAGTATATAAAAATCCTACACCAACTGGACCAAATGTGCCAATACCACTTGTTTGAACCGTAGTGTAAGGATTTTGATTAATTAAGTAAGAAAAATTTGTTACAGGTCTATTAGTTGTATAATTATAAACGTCTGTGAAGTTTGCAATTATTTTTCTTGGTTCAAAAATAGTTAGAGACTTATTTGTATTATATACTTGATTAGAAACTGCGGTATTACCTTGATTCAAATTATTCAAGCACCAATTCGGGTTTGTATAAGGTAAAGTATCGACAATCAATGGTGTATTCGAATCATTAACAATTAATGACCTTAACGCTTCTGATTTTGTTGAAACTTGTGGTATTTTACCTAAATCGAGTGTACTTAGAATTTCATAAGAATTTTCCGTTACACCTCTTAAGTAAGGTGTCACAAAGAAATCTCTTATATAATCTTGATAAGCCCGACCAGTTCCTGAGTTTGATATTGTTCTCAAAAACTCAGGATAGTTTGATGAATTTAGATTAAAATTTTTAAGTTTTAATGAGAGGTAAGGTGAACTGATTCCAAGTTTAGTTACAATGTTGTTAACCTCAGTTTCAACATTTAATTTAATCAATTCATCAACTTGGTTCAAATTTGCTCTAATCAAACCAGAATAATGAGAAGTAATGAATTGTCTTTCCCATATTTCGTAGAAAAATTTGACTTCTTCTTTATTTGAATATGCCAACCCAGCTGATGGATATTCAATAGCATTGATGTTAATTACGTTAGTATCTCTCTCATTATCCAATGGTGGAGCAACATTTGGGTTCTGAAACTTTTGAGTTAAACCTTTCATATACTCCTCAACAAATTCAACTTCGGGCCACTTGTCAAAAAGGTACCCTTGGGTCAAATCAACAACAGTTGGATCTGCAATATATTTTAATTGAAATTTTGGTTCCCCATCTTCATTTGTTTCAACAAAGAATTGAGGCCATGGATAAACTGGAATTTGAGAATTTACCGCTGCAGAATCCATTTGGTTTTCATTCATCAAGTTTGATTTGTCTCTAGATACAAAGTCTACTGTCTCACTACTTTGAGCTGAAGAAGGGTTTTCTAAAATTGCATTAGATCTAATAGGGTCATATTTTACCGCCCATGCATTTGTATGAACTTCATCCATTAGACGAATAAATCCTTCTGCGGATGCCATTATTACCGCAATCATATTTCTGACTGTTGGTTTGAAACCAATACCTGTTGCAGTGTCCTCAATTTTTCTAAGTAATAACGTTGTGATTTCACTTTCGAAATCTGAAAGTTTTTTGTTTGCTTGAGTCTCGAGTAAAGTAATTTGTTTATCAAATCTATCTTCACCTTCAAAAACAAACCATTCTTGTTCTACAAGACTACTACTGGAATTTAATATGTTTGAAGAAGCCCCAACTGCACCACCATTTGCATTACTAGTAAGTTCAATTTCCTGAGGTGTAAATAAAGATGTCACAGAACTTTTGACCCTAACCTCATCTTGTAATGTTGGATTTATTATTCCTGTTTGAATTCTTGTAGTCTCTCTCCAATCAATATCGTTTATTCCAGGAGGTTTCGCAGCCAACATGTCATACTTGATAGGATTTGGAATCGGTGTTACTCCCTTAGCCCCTAAAGTGGCGTTTTCCGCTAATGAGGTGTTAGATTCCGTAACTATTTTTTTTAATTCTACTATCGCATCATTCTTTTGTTGTCTTGATATTTGCTTGAAAGCATATAATTTTTGTCCAGATTTCAGTACAAATGGTTTGGGGCTCAGATAAGTAATAAACCAGGATGTATTACTTCCTCTAACGGCACTAAAATATTTTGTTAAATCTCCCTTATAATTTCTAACGTTTGTTAACGGAGCAACATCTACTTTGTCGAACGATGATGTAATATTATTTTCAAAATTTTCTAACTTTGTCATCAACTGAACTAATGTTAATTCAGGAAAGTTAGGTTCAATCAGCCCTTTTGCTTTATATTCACTATAAACTTCTACTATTTTTTGGTATCCCTTTTCTGCAACAATTTGTGTAACTACCGCTTGGTTAGAACCTAAATTGTTTGCACCCTTTTCTGCTTGAGTACTTGCTTGAGATTCTGTAGACTTATTTGGTTGTTGAGGTCCTTCAACTGTTTGACTGATATCAAATCTTTGGCTATACATGTGCGGCGCCGCCAACAAGTGTCCCATCGAAATTTCATTCAGGATATTGAATTTGTATCCCACAAATTGCAACCTCACAGTGTAGTTACCACTAATTCCATTGAATGAAGCGTGAAATTTGGTTAGATTCAACTGATATCTTACCGCTTGACCATAGTATCCTTTAAGTGTCAAATAAAACTGTGGGTACGGTAATTGGAAAAAGGCTGAGTAGGGAGAATTGTCTCCTAACTGAAATAAACCTCTTCCTTGTACGTCTTCTAAAAGTATTTCAACAGTAGGTACAAAACTTGTATTTGTTCTTATATTAATCGATGTAATCCCCAATAAGCCAGTGTCTATAATATTTTTTTCGTCGACAACTGAAGTACGAGTATATGGATTTTCTCCATTATTTCCACCCTCTGTTAATTCTAAGGGTTGATTTATTCCCTTTGCTTGTGTTGTGTTTTTTCCAGTTAATTCATCATAGTAACCAGTCCCCAAGTATGAATTTTTTGTTGGTTTTAAGAAATTGATTTTTGCCACTGAAATTGTCTCAAATCCACTGTTTTGAGGACTAATTCCAACCGCAAGTTTGGTTCTTGGTAAAACATCCGCTTCTAAATTGGCATACATTACAAGATTCTCGTGGTCAACAAGTCTTTCTTTAATATTACCAAAATCATCTATGGTCTTGTTGGGGTCGACAACAATTATACTATCATAGTCAAATTCAACTAAAATGTTCCCACTTGCGTCTGCCTGTACGTTACCTGCCATAATAATAAAAATAATTTTCTATTGCTGCCTTATAATCCTGTAAAGAAGGTACCAATGGAAACGGAATAATCAATATAGCACCATCATATATATTATTTTCGAGTCCTCCAAATTGTGGATTTGCTTGAAGAATCAACCATCCAAATACAGGTGAATTATAAAATTCTTGTGAAACTTTGTCTAATCTACTTTTTGCGACTTTATAGATAAAAGTTTGGTCAGTTGGTTTTGAAGGCACTCTAACAAAGGGGACAACTGTTTGTTCTCCATTTATAAGAAAATCACTGTATCGGTTCCAATATTGATATGACATTAGTTAAGTTTTGCTTTAGATATGTATCCAGGATATGAGTTATTATTAAGGTCATTCCAAGTTAATACATCTGTATTTTGATTAGTAGTATTACCCAAACCTTTAATCATATTTTGTTGAGTTTCTTTCTGCGCTGTATTAAAGAAATTTTCAGTAGTAAATGTGAAATTTCTTTGTTTTACTACATCGAAAGGTGTATATATTAAATAATCTTTCAAGTCATTTTTTTCCAAATTTTCTATGAATGATTTGGTAATATTGTTTTCCTCTAAGAAAATTGGTTTCACAGTCCTAATCCAATATGTATCAAAGATACCTTCAATGTCAAGAGATCCGTTACCAGTCAGAGCTTGGTTTCCAACTATGTTCCCAATCATTTGTTGCTTGAAAGTTTCATATTTTTTCTCATCAATTACATCATCGGAAACAATCATATATACTCTCCTGAAAGGTTCGCTTCCAAAACTTGCGTTCTGACTAAACGGTGTAAAAACTTGTTTAACCGTTACTACGTTGGATTTCCCATTATCAGTGGTGAAAACTAAAATACCTTCATATGTTTTATTATCACCAGGATATACGAATGTTTTTTTACTCTGTATTATATCATTAAAGGCACGTATATCCAAATCTATTTTTTTGGTGTCGTTCTCCAATTCTGAATATGTATTTCCCCCTGTAGATGTTGGATGAACATCTGTAGTACCTGATGTAACATAAATGGTTACTGGTCCATTATTTGATTGGAAACCGTCAGTACCTGTACTTCCTGAGGTCGGGCTATATAAAATAGTGTTTAATCTACCTAAAGTTTGAATGTAAGTTTGTTCTTGGTTAACTAAACTTTGTATTATCGATGATATAGCATTCTGAAACGAGCCACGTTTTTTTGAAACAAAGTTAGAATAATTTTCTTTTAGAGTTCTAATTAGTTGTGGTGATAAGTTTTTTGACGGTTCTGAAACATACTGAATAAATCCTTCAGTATCATTTTTTATGTTTTCACTTAACTCAGCAAAAATTTCATCAAACCTTTTTTCGACATTATTGGGTTTACCAAAAATTACGGTACGGGAAGTACTAATAGCGAGATTACCTTGAGTATAATTTCTCTCCAACATCCATTGTTGTCTCACAGCATTATTATATTGATTAACAGTTTCTTTAGTTTTATTTACAACATTTGTAAAATACGTTTGTGTTTCAGAAACTACTTTATCCATAAATCCACTATAACTTATTACACCAGTTGTAACTCCACTTGTATTTGTTAATGAACTAACAATATCACCTATAGTACTATTATTATTTTGTCCACCATTAGATGCCGTGTTACCCGCGCCAGGTATTGGTGGAGGTGTTTGTCCCTCTAAGAATATCTGGTCTAAAACTCTTGACGATTCCAAGTCAGTCGCATCCGCTCTGTCATCATAAATTTCAGTGTTGGCATAATAATTAAATGTCAAAGCATTTTGTAGTTTATCAACCGATTCTTTCAGTCCACTGCCTCCAACAAATTTGAATTGCATACTGACTGTTGCAATCATGGGTTGGACACCAATCCCTTCAGGGTTAATATCTAAACCTTCATATGAAAGTGATAATGAATCCGGTATAATCTTTGTGTTATAAAAATCACCAACTCTTAATACCAATACAGGAGGTGCTCCAAATGATGTATTCGTAGCATTGTTGTACTGTAACTGAGGGTCACTGTTAGATGTCGATTTTTTGACAGTAGGAATTGTATCACCAGGTCTCATACATTGTTGTAGAAACGTTAATCTTGAGTTCAACCCTTCTGGTGTCATTGAATGGAAAGCTGGTTGAAAAAACTTCAACTTATCTTTTAAGTTATCATAAACCATAGGGGTAGTTTCCTTTATGGTTTCAAAATAATCACATTCAGTTAATAACGCTCTTACAACTCTTTTGGTTATATTATCTCTAGGTCTCCATTCATCAGTAACTACGGGTACAAATTCTGGAAGGGTTACTCCAACACCTAACAAAAATCCTCCTCCTGCTCCTTCTCCTCCTCCAGTTGGATCTGTTGGTTGAGGTCCTCCACTTGGATTTGTTGGTTGAGGTGCGTTCAATGTAGACACAATTTGTGATATGTATGCTCTTCTACATGCCATTGCTCCAACTGTAAATATTTCATTAGCACCAACTTGAGTATCCCCCGCTCCACCGGTAGTTGTGTCAGAACAGTTGAAAGTAGTTCCATTCGGACTAAAAACTTCAGGAGGATATGGACCTTCCGTCTTACTACTTTTCATAGGTGTAGATCTAGCAAGTTCCCCTTGAGCCCCTGCCCCTTCATTTGGATCTTCTTTAACAAGTAATCTCGTTCCTACAAACTTACTTGTGGCAGTATTTTCAGCAAAATACTTTCTCATTGCCTCAACTCTTCTTTGGGACAATCCTTTGTTGTAATCCACAGTTGCTGGTGCTGAACAACTCGAACTAATATAAATGGTAACAATTCCAGTATTAACTTCTAATTGTTTCCCTAATTCTGTTGCAAATTCATTTATCGCCTCATAATTTGGTATTACTACAGTATCAAAGAAATTACTTGTTGCCTCGGCATTTGACTTCGTATTATAATACTTCCTATTTGGTTCCGAGGTATATCTATTATATTCTGTAGTATAATTGATTTGCGTATTTGGTTTTGGATAATCATTTCCAAAATAGAAGCCAAGTTGTAAATATTTTTTGAATGATAAGTCAGTATTTCCTCCTGCACCTTCTTGAGAAACAGATTGGTCACCTCCGTTTGGAGAATTGTCTCCTGATTGAATTGTAACTTTGGCATAAATTAATTGTTCTCGGGATAACTCCTGGTAAGAAATTGCTTGTTGTAATTCATACAAATCATTTGGATTAATAGTTACATATTTCTTCGCCAATTCATAAATGTCATATTTTCTACAACCAGCAAAGAATGATTCCAAAATACTATCTACACGAGTCCTATTTGTCTCATTGGCTAACACTTTATTGACAATAACATTTAATACTGACGGATGGTCAACAACTATTTTCCAACTCAATGTACCTGATCTAGATGTACTTTTATAAGTGTAAATTGGTTCTGGTCGTCCTAAGAATTCAGAGGGATTCCAACTCGCGCTGACCGATTCAGTGAATGTTAAATCATATGGAGGAAACCACATAACCCTTCCATTATTTGGTCCACGCTCACAAACAGGTAAGTCCGATGTTGAAAATCCTGGTGTATTAGATGTTCTCCAAGCCAAATTTTCAATAGAAAACATGTATTTTTTTGCAACTGCGTTGTTGATTGTACCAACAATGTTTGTTGAATCCTGTCCTCCTTCTTGTTTATTTGGTACAATGTTCAAGTTGTAAGTTTTATCTAAAACAGAATATGCAAATCTTCTACCTTCAGTTGTAATACCGTCTTGTTTTTGTAAGTCATTATATTGTAGGTAAGGTAAATCTTTAGCAAATACACGACAATATTCCGTTCCAACTTCTTGTCCGATTGCTCCAACATATCTATAAACTCTTGAACCTTTGGTTAATTCCTTATATCCATCGTTAAAAACTTTACTGACTTGGTCGATAGCATTTCCAACATGTTGAAGACGTTTTCCACCTTGAGGTTGACTATCTATTAGTCTTTGAGTGTTATCGAGTATGGAACCTTCTTTAAGTGGTATCCCAACCGATTCTGTATTTACATATGATGATGGTCTAAAGTCTTCATCTTCATTTGTAACCTCTCCACCAATACCAACTTTTTTACCAGCATTCCCTCTATATTTTGGTGAAACCCAAGTAAATCCTCCTTCAATACCACCTCCGTTACTATATGTAGGTCCATTCGCACCAAGTCTAACTGATTGACCCGGCCCTTCATATAATTGAGCTAATTCAGATGGTCCATAAACTGGTGATTGTTGTTCAATACCAAATTGATTAACAGGAACATCACCTACAGGTGAAAAAACTTGAGATGGATTAGAATTAATACTTCCAACATAAAAATTACTGTTGTCTGAAACCGTACCCAAAAGAGTCCCTCCTAACCTTTGGAAAAAGTTTCTCGGAAAATTCGGCTTATATCTGTTGAAATCAATGTTCTTGAATAGTCTAGACCTTTGTCCTGCTCCCATGTTGTTGAACATGATTTGAGATCCTGTCTCTCCACCTCCCATTAATCGATTAAAAAACTTTCCAACACCACTTCTTCTGAAAGCATTACCTAACTGTTGAATAGTTGTAGGTTGTCCTAATGTTACATTAGGATCGAAATACGAACCAGGTATTGGAGACACAGGTAAAATACTACCAGCCAATCTCAACGCAAAGTTAGTCGCGGCTAATACTGGATTCGCAGTTACCGTAATTGTATAAACAGGTTCTATAATTGGGACAACACCTGTTAATATATTAACTAAGTCTGTTCCACTACTAACATTAAGAATGTTTGCCCTACCTAATGTATCTTGTCGTATTTGGGCAGCAATTCTTTGTTCAAACTCTCTTCTCAAAGTTTGTGCTCCTAAACGAGCAATAAATGAATCTTGACTTAATAAACCATTACTTCCACTTGGATCTGGTGACAATAATATTGATACAGGTGTATAATTGGAAGATACAAATGTTGTTGGATATGGTTGGTTATTATTACTATTGGTAGTAAGTGGTCTATTTAATGATCCAAAAAATTCAGCACTATCCAATTGGACTTGACTTCCATTGGAAAAAACATTGAGGGGTTTCCATTTTTGAGATTCAGGTAATGATTGACCAACTATATTTGCGTCTTGGTATCCATATTCACCCTCATTAGACTTCGTATTTAATAACGATCCAGGATCTGGTACTTGTTCATAACCACCCTCATTCCCATATTGATTCAATGGAAATAATTTATTTGCAAAAGACGGTTCGTCAATTAACTTATCAGGACTATCTTGTACAGATGTGTCCGACTGAATATATTCAGTATTAATAGGTTGTGTTGGTCTGTTTGGAGCCTTAGCGTAGGGAGTCAAGTTCCTAACAATAAGTTTCTTTCTAAACCCATCTGAATTTACAAAATCTAACGGACTTGCCATCTATGTTTTTTTATTTATAAATAGGTATATTCTTGTTTTTTATTATTAAAAAGTAGCCATTTGATTGGGTCCAAACGAATTTTCTCGTCTGTTAAGATTAATAATATAATTCTTGAATGATTGTTCATTGATTGCCATATTAAATGCCTTAATTACTTCCGCCATTTGTTCAGATGTCAAATTAGTTGGTAAATTTTGGAACTGAACATCTACTTTTATATCTCCATCAACTTCGATGGGTTTTTGTGGTGATCCTGGAGCAGACCCTTGGCTAAAGTTTGGATTCACACCTGTCTGACCGAGCACTGAAATATTTCCATATGATGTGGTATCTGTTGAAGTTGGGATACCAGTTGCTGAAGTGGTTGTAGTTGTTGGTGAGCTTGGTTTGAATCCACGTCCGAAATTTTCAAATTCTGCCAATAACTCTTTTGACATATCTACAGATATTTCTTTAATTTTTTCATATGCCTCCACACCTAAAGATGCGATGTTAGCACCCGAACCTTTCATTAATTCACCGAATATGGCTTCTGGAGTAAAATTACCTGAACTAATTATATTTTTTATATCCTCACGAGCATTTTCAAACACACCTTGAACGTTATCTCTCATTCCTTTAGTTGTGAATTCTTCTCCTACTTTTTCATATAATTTTTGTGTAATGTTTCGAATTGACTCATTCATATCTTGCATTGTGGGAGCGGTTAAAGTACCACCAACAATCGCAGATTTAATTGCTGCCACATTATAATTCATAATTTCATCTAACCTTAACGATGCTTTAGCAGTCTCTTCAAGAGTTGCTGGTTGGTTCTTTTGAAACTCTATTAATCTATCAAATTGAGGTTGAGTTAAATCCGCAAGTTCTTGTTGTGTTCCATCTTCTAATGTTACTTTATATGTCCCGGTCTTACTATCCAATTTAGCAATATTTGCCAAATATTGTTTGTCCTCCTCACTTGCAATTGTAAGACCCGCAGCATCTACCGCGGATAATCTTTTATCAAGTTCTGAGGCCGCTAATCCCATTTTAGACAATGATCCTGCAGATAACCCCGCAGCTTTTTCCATTTCTCTTAATGTTAAAACCCCTTGAGGATTAATTTTGAAAGTTTTGGTCTCAGCGTCGAATTCAGTAAACTGTTTCGCAATGTCCGCTAAACTGTCTTGTAATCCTGAAGGGTCATTAATTGACATATTCATTAATTGGAATGGGTCAACTAAGTTACCAGCGGCAACTCCCAATCTTTGGAATGCCCCTGCGACTTCTATTGCTCCCTCGGGGTCTAAAACTTTTTCTGCCAATGCAAAGGTTTCTTTCATTTCGAACCTCAACATTGAGGCCCTTGCTGCCATTTTTGTTAAACCTTGAACCCCTCCTTCAAACTGATATCGGTTCATTTGTTCCATATTTTTTTGGACATCACCGATAACTGTTTTAGCATTACCACCAATACTTTGAACATAATTCATGGAGTCTTTAAGAGCATCTGGTATTGATTCTATACTCATACCGACATCTAAGAAACTCTTAGATAAAACATCTGCACCTAATCCTAAAACTTTTTGAATTGTAAATAACTTTTCAACTTCTTCTGCGGTGGTTATAACATTCCGTCTCGATTCTATCGCAACTTGACTTATAATTTCAGAAACATCTTTAATTTCTCCACCCAATTTATTAACACCAGGTACTGCATCTGCGATAGCAGTTTGTATCTCATAAATCCTCTCCCTTGTTTGAGTAAATGTTTTTAGTACTCTATTACTATATTCTGATAAGGCTGTTTGAGATTTGACAAAATCCATATCTCTTGGGTCGAGTTTACCTCCCCCTCCATATGTAAAACTTTCTGGTGTTGGCCCTGTACCTGATGCTGGTGCTCCTTGAAACATAATATTGTGTTATATCTATAAATATAAAAGGACTGAAAAATCAGTCCTTTCTATTTAATTCAACCCATTTATCCAAAAGATACTTTCTAACAAACAATGGCATTATTAAAAAATCAGAATATGAAATGCCTAAAAGTGTTTTCAGATAGTAAAATTCATCTATTTGTCCCTTTCTATAATCAGAAGAAAGGGCGAAAAAAGTCCACCCCAAATCCAACATTGACTGTTAGTTTCTCTCCTGATGGGGCTATTACTGTTCTCGTTAAGTCTAATCTAGGTTCATTATCATCCATGAACTTTCTAATGTATTTTGAATCCGCTATGGGCATTTGGTCGATAAATTTAGAAATTTCTGACCTATCTTCTACTCCATTTATTTCAATAATTTGTTTATTCAATCTCCAAGTAACCTTCGGTGCGGTTCTTCCTTGTGGATAAGACTCCACCATTTTTTGAACCTCCATGATTTCACCATAAGTCATTGGTTTCAATTTCACAGTTGTTTGTGATTTTGGTAACATAGTTATAAATGTTCCATCTTCAGAAGGGAGTTGACCCTTATTTACATTTAATTCGTCTAACCTAACCGTTCCCTTAAATGGTTTTTTGGTAATTGGGTCCACCAAATTCAATTCCATCTCAGGACCGAACGCAGTGTTTCTAAGAAAAATTAGAATAGATTCAATATCCCCTTCTAACAAATCTTCGATACGTACATCTGGTTCATATATTTTTGACCTCAATAAAGTTTGAGTCATGTCATTCCCACCACCCATCAAAATGTTTTCGTCGTTTGCTGTGAGATATCCGACTTTAATTGATTTTTTCTTATTCTTGTAGAATACACCTTGTGAAGGTAAAGGTACAACATCGTGAGGTAACGAAAAGTTGTTTTGACCGTAATCTCTTGATTGATTATCCATATAAAAATTTAACCGTAAAGTTTATTGCTTTACGGTTAAATATAAAAGTGTTTTATTTTTAATAAATAGTATCTTGATAAATTAGTAGACTAACACACATCTGTCCATTCTCAAACTAGCAGTAATTTCTGCTAATCCGTCTGTGCTATATCCTAATGAACCAAAGTTAACATCTGTTAAGAATGTTCCATAAAGAATCCACTTTTCTACAACAACACCGGTTGGGTCAAGCATTTCAAGGTCAATATCTTTCTTATAACCCGCGGCATATCCCATACGACCTGTTACAGATTCAGCGTGTAAACGAACCCACTCCATAAGAGCCTGTGCCGCTGATGGACCAATTGGGTCTCTAAATTTCACACTAATCGGATCCCAATTGAATCGTCCCGCAACGAATGTTGATGTATTTAGGAATTGGATTTCTGTAGATCCTATTTTAATTGATGGTCTTGCTGCAGATTCAACAAACCACTCATTTATACCAAGTGATGATGGAAACCTTAAGATAAAACGATTCTGTCGTTTTGGTTCGTAAGGAATCGGCATTTTCATTAATAAATCAGCCATGTGTTTTTAATTTTTTTGTTTTTGTTATTTTATAGATAAATATATCCGTACTCAAAAATTTTTCTATTTACTTTTTTTTTGAGATCCGTATTCTTAATTTACTTCTTTCTTATAGCCTCCAGCAGTAGAATAAGTTTTAACAATATTATCTGGTTTATTTTTGAAATGCTTTTGCATTACTTCTATATTTTTTGGATCATCGTCACTAAATCCTATTGATAATTTTTCTGGATTAAATTTATTAGCAATATCCTTTTTTAAGAATGCTTTTTTATTAAGTACTGCTGCCATTCCTTTAATATAGTTAACAAAATTTTCCATTGCTTCGACTTTAGCTTCTTCGGGGTTGACCGCCCCTTTGTCGTCTCCAAAAGATACCGGATGATACTTGTTTAGTTCTAAGTAAGATTTGATGAGTTCCTCATCCGTCATTTCATCTTCACCCACAAAAGACCTATATTTTTTTAAATTTTTGATTAATTCATCTTTGTCAATCCCGTTGAATCCTTCTATAATATAGTTATAAATTGCTTGTTTTATAGTGTTTGGATTGTGTCCTCTAGCAGTTATTATCGCAAATATTGAACCATTATTTATCGCCTCTTTAAAATCATCGAATGCCGGTCCTTTTTTTGCCCTTAAAGAATCAACCAAAAAATCTTTGTCACCTTCAGTTCTAAAGTTTCTAAATGGTGAGTCTGAATAACCAACAATTGTATTACCCTTATATGTGAATGGTTCTTTACCAATCATATGTCTAAACTCAGCAAAGTCATCAGTGGACATTCCTACCTCATTACCATCTTCATCTTGGACCAAAATCTTTGTCGGCATGTGAACGATGTTATCGTCCCAGTCGAACGCATAATATTTAAGGTCTGGTG